TTAATTCGACTTTGCCTTTTGCCAGATCAACATCTTCTGCCTTGATGTTTGCTTCAAATTTGTTCACTAGCTCCATTGCAGCATCTGGTGCAGGCTCAGAACAGGTTACTATACGACTAGTTCCGTCTTGCTCTGCACGGTTCAGAACAAGAGTCCCTCTCCTGTAAGCATTGTAATCCATCCAATAACTGTCTCCAGATTCGAGCCTCTCGACTCTAGCTGGTGATGTGAAATGCGAGCAGCCTGACAGAGACGCAATAACAAATAAGAGCATCACTCCTTTTAGAAGTTTGATTCCATTCATAACAATCTCCTTTTGATTTTGATAACTTCATCACAAAGTAATACACAAAGAAGATCAAAATTTCACCCCATGAATAGGATTCAGGGAAACAGATTTTCGTAGATGACCTGGCGCAAGATGGGCATAACGCATTGTCATGTTGATGGTGGAATGTCCTAGTACCTTCTGTAGCGTCAGGATGTTACCGCCATTCATGACGAAGTGACTTGCGAAGGTGTGACGGAGGGCGTGGGCTGCCTGGCCCTTGGGTAGTTCGATGCCCGTCCTGGCAAGAGCCCTACGGAATGCGGTAATGCTGGACGACATGTGGCGGTGAATTTTCAGATGGGCAGTGAGCCTGGCTTCCAGATCCTCACTGATCGGGATGACGCGCACCTTTCCGCTTTTGGTATTGCTGAACACCACGGACCCGTTCCGGATCTTGTCCAGGGTAAGCCCTTCAGCCTCTGACCATCTTGCACCCGTAGCCAGACACACCAGCGTAATCAGCTCTACATGAGGGTTATCCGTCCTTTCCCGGATCTCATGCAGCAAGGTTTTGATCTGCTCTGTTGTTAGCCAAGACAACTCCCTCTCAGGAACCTTCAACGGCCTGACCCCGGCAATCGGGCATTCATAGTGAATATTCCCGAGGGTCTGCATCTCGTTATAGACCGCTTTCAAATACCCCAGCTCATTGTTCAGGGTCTTAGGTGCAATGCCCTGCCCTGCTCTGGTTGCGCGGTACTGGGAGTAATGGTGCCCTTTCAGATCGGCAGCAATGGGGTTGCCCAAGCGACGAGAAAGCACCACTAAAGCACGGGCGCGGCGATCACCATCACGCAAACTGTGGCCATGGAGGGAGAACCAATGCTCGACGATCTGTGTCAGGCGTCGACGATCCTTGGCGGTTTGGTTCCAGTCGGTGTTTTGTGCGTACTGGGCCCGAATGTGAGATTCGTAGCGCCTGGCTTCAGCTTTGGTGGGCAGGGTCTTACGGTGGCGTTTCCCCTTCACCGGTTCCACATCGACATGCCAACGGCCGTCAGTTAGCTGCTTGATCATATGGCCTTCCCGTAGCGTATATAGCGCTCTTCGAGCAGATCCTTAACGTGTTTTTTTACCTCCCATGTTTTCTTGCCTCGGTCTCGGTAGTGATCGAGGATCAGTTGGAAAAATGGCAGGGCTTCAAGGGCTTTCCATGCCTGGCAGTGGGACATGCGGTGACGGGCTGCACAGCTGATGTAGTTGCCCAGGAGGAGTTCCACGTTCTTGCCTGAGTAGCCGGATGAAGTCTTGTAGTAGCGCTTATAGTCCACTTCGGGGGGATCTGTTGGCAGTGCCTGGCGGGCGATCAGGGTCCAGAAGGGGTCGAACCAGCCGGGGCGATAGAGATACCGGAAGGAATCGCAGCCATAGCGCCACAGGGCGTCCAGGTGGTCGAACAGGTCGGCATAGTCCTGGAATGCGAGGACTTCCCCGGTTTCCTTGTTGATGGAGCCCTGGGCGAATTGCTCCACTACGGAGTGATGGAAACGGAACTCGATCCGGTACACCGGTTGGTCATCCTGATAGTTCTCTTTCTCGGACCAGACAGAGCGCCAGTAGTCGAGTTTGTCGCGTAGTTTGGCCTCTTGGGTCTTGTCGTACACGGCAAGCTGAATGCCTGCAGGTGAGCCGAACAGGAAGGATTCGCCACGGCCATAGACGGCGCTTGAGGTATCGAATTCCACGGTGTCGATGCCGTGATAGCTGCGTACCCGTCGGGATCTGCAGTGCAGCTTGGTTTCAAAGTCTCTCGGGGGTGTCCACCCTTGTACGTCCAGGGCGATATGAACAGCGCATTGTGCGGGTGCTGGGTCTATGAGGACCTGTTCGGCAAAGTGGTTCAATGTGGCCTGTAGTTGCTGTGGGGTCTGTGATCGCAGGCAATGGGGGGAGACTTCAATTTTCAGGTGGGGGCCGACTGCATCGATCTGGGCGTGAAAGCTTTTGATCAGCAGGATCAGGCCAAGGTCAGCGTTCTGTAGGCGGTATTGATACCCCGAATCCCGGCCAATCCGTCCCGCCGACCACCGTTCCCCGGCAAAGCTCACCATGCCTGGTTCATCAAACAGGGCCATGACTTCGGGCTGTAGCTGGCCTTTGTAGAGTTGGCGGACGGTATCCGTGCCGAAGTGGACCACTTCCACGTTATTGAGGTTGAAGGTTTTGCCAGAAGCCGGGTCAATGAACAGCTTTCCCCAAGGGGCTTCGTTGAGTTCGTTATCCAGTGCGATGCAGTGTTTTGGAGCGCTTGCCATAACGAGTACCTAATGTGGTTTATTGTGGGACCTAAGGGTCACTTGTAAGACGTGTTACAGGGACGTCTGCAGCTGGCCTGCGGCAGCCGGCGTGGTTCGTGCCTCACCACTGCCGCTCTGCCGCTGGCCGCTTTCATTACGTTCTTCTTTAGCCAGGTGATTAAAGATCCCGTGCTTGATGATCTGGCGGCACATCTGCTGTGGCATATCCAAGATAGTGGTGCCCTGCTGGGTGTAGCAGCTGCAGTCACTGAAATCGGCTTTCATGGACATGCAGCCTTGAACGACGGGTATCACTGAGGGTTCTTTTGATTTCGGGCTATAGATCGGGGCGGTGTAAGGCAGTCCCCTGACCTCTGGTTTCATCAACTCCCCCCAATCCTCCGGCTTGTAGGTTTGCCGGGTAACTACCTGGGCCTGTTGGCCGTTGACCGTCACCGCTTGGGCCGTTTGTGGGGTATCGGTGCCGTAGTTATTCAGGAAGTACCAGATAAGAAAGCCCGCAAAGGCGGCAATGACCGGCAAGATGAAAATAATTTTGGGCGGTTTGAATTTGTGGGTGTGGACCTCGGCGGATTTGTAGAGCCCATAGACCCGTTTGGCCAATGGCCGCTTGGTCTGAATACATTTATCCAGCTCTGATTTGGTATTGGGGTTCACATAGCCGGAACCGGCGTGATACTCAATGACGAAGGGGGCACCGAACGGGCGCGAGAAATGGAAATGCTCGTTACAGATAAGGCGGGCATTCACATCCAGCAAGGCCGGGTCCAGGCTGATAAATATGATATCCAGCCCACGGTGACGGTGCTTTTCGAGGGCTTTAATGCCAGGTGGAACCGTTTTGGAGCTGTGACGCTGTGCCCAGAGCTCCTGGGCCTCGTCGATGATGACTACAGCATTATCCGGCACATGCTCATGCCAGTTAGCCGCCTCTTCATCTGTCAGCTCATGCCAAGGCAGTTTCACTTCCTTGATGCCACGGTAGTAGACCGGGCGGCGGTTAGAGCAGTACTCGGTGTAATCAGGAATGCCAAGGGAGAAAAAGCGCCGGTAGGGGCTCTTTTTGCGCTTCTCGTCCTCTTTCAGAAACTGATCGTTGTACAAGACAAAGTCGATCACATGGGACGTTTTAGACGAGCCTGGCTTGCCTGAGAAAATCCATAACATCAGCTATCACCCGCGCCCAGATCCATAAAGCCGAAGCGCTTAAAAGCACCGTAGAAGGTTCGGATGCTGATCACCCCGATATACGCGCTGATAACGAGGCCAATAAACACATCGAAGCCTGCCAAACTGATTATGTTGAGGATATCGGCAGTCACACCACCAATGGCCCCTTTGATGTGGTTGATGATCTGGTTAAGGGTGACTTGCACGCCAGTGAGGGAAATAGCGCCCAGCCCAAGAGCGCCCATTACCCTGGCAGTCATGGGGCTGATGATTTGGGCGAGGAATACGCCAAGGGCTTGCAACCAGCTGGGCATGGATTACTCCTTTCCTGTCATGGATTGAAAGGCGATGTAGGCGGCAGAGAGCCAGCCGAGTGCGATGATTAAGGGGCGGATGCGTTCGGCCCATTCACAAATGAAGGTGAAGGGAAGCCTGATGGTTCCAAAACCAAGGCTAATGACTTTGTCGGGCGGGCAGACTCTGGCGCCGCCGAAGCCAGACCCAGAGTCATCGAGCCCACTTAGGAACATGCCAAAGTCGATGCTTTGCTGTGCAATGGCGTTGCCACCCTCACCGTCGACATCAAGGAGTGACTCGCCTTCGCGGTATTCGTCGGTGCCTATAAAGTCTTCATGGCGCAGCTTTTCATCACAGCGGGTGCCCCATGTTTCGAGGAAGATGGCGCATTGAACGGCATCCAGGTGTGTACAGCTCGGGGTGGTTACGCCTTCTGAGGTGCACTCGCCACCAGAGACGCTACTGGCCGGGTCTTCGTCGCCTCCGCCGTTGCCACCTGTCCCGTCATCACCGGTGCCATCGCCGTCATCCCCAGTACCATCACCGGGGTCGGTCCCTTCGCCGTTACCGTCACCTTCATCACTACCATCATCACCACTGCCGTCGCCCTCTCCATCACCACTACCATCCCCTTCGCCGTCACCGGGCTGGCAGGCATCACCAACGCCATCTTGGTCGGAGTCGATTTGATGGGGGTTGGGTTCATCGGGGCAGTTGTCGTCCTGATCGGGGACGCCATCACCGTCTGCGTCCTGTTCGATGGGGTCGCCATCAATGACGGTGTCTTGTCCGCAGGCATCGCCATTGGAGGCGTAGAACCAGCGGCCAGAGGTTTCGTAGTTGGTGCCTGGGTATTGGTGAGAACCACCAATGACAAATTGGGGTCGGTCATAAATGCACTCATCCCGGCAGAGGGTGTCAGGGATGGAGTTGGAGCAGAGTGGGTAAGTGCCTTCGGTACCCACAACAAGACCGCCATCACAGCCGTATTCAACGTGGATATCGTTCTCTGGACATTCAGGGGTGGGCTCACCACAGACAACGTCAAAATCGCCGGAAGGGCTGGTTTGTGTGGCACTTATAACTAGGGGGTGAGTTTCCGTTTCACAGTAATGAATATACTTGAATGTGGTGTGGTTGTTACTGTTTTGGGACCATTGACCACAAGCCGGGCTTGTTGCTCCGAAGTGTGTATTTGGCAATGCAGGAGGGGCTACATTTTCGCATGGAGGGAATCCACCGCTGAATCCGTTTAATGATCTTCTAGCAGTTTTCCCTGCCACTGTGCTGGCATCACTGACTGACGAGAGGGTCAGGAGAACAGCAAGTAAAACGCCCCCAGAGAGACGATTAAATAAATCCATGGGCCAAAGTCCGCTTCCATTGTTCACCTCGAATCCCCTTGAGAAAAAAGGGGCCCGAAGGCCCCTTCTGTTGCGGGTGGGTTAGCGAACAACCCGGCGCAGGTAGGTCACACCGGCGAGGACTGCCAGCACGCTCAGTACCGCAACGGCGATCAGTTCCACATTCGCAGACTGACCAGTGATTTCGCTGGTAACGCCAGCGACATCGATGGCGGCATTGGCGGGGCCAGTGGCGGCCAGTGCCATTGCGGTGCCGCCAGCCAGGTACAGGTGACGGCCTTTACTCTGGATAGCCTCCAGACGGGCTTTCATTGCGTTTTTCATGGTGTTTCTCCAGTTGGTTTGGGTAGTGCGTTTTGGTTGAGTTGCTTGCATTGGTGTTGCTAGCGAACGACGCCAAAGAGTTTCTTGGCGCCCCACACCGTGGCGTACAGCGAGAGCACGGCGCCGAGGATCAAGTTCGCGTCCTCGTAAGTCAGCTCGGGTAGTCCAAACGGGCCGCCCGCGCTCACTATCTGGAGCGTGCCGGTGCAGAGAGGGGCGCCATCTGGTGCCTGTTGCCACTCTCCGTCCGTGCACGCGATTTGGTTCATGGATGAATCCCCTTCCTGTCCAGATAGCCACTCAGGGCGTACAGCCCGCAGCGATGCCGGCCATTGCGCTGATGTGATGGAAATACAGGCCAGCACCTGCGAGACACATCCCGAAAAAGACCAGGGCAAAGAAGCCGAAGAGAATTCGTTTTTCCGTCATGGCTCAGCGCCCCTTACTTGCTGTCGGGCTTGCTGGTGCTGGTGGTGGTCTTCGTTTCCGGGACCACGCCAACGATGTAGGGCTGGGACTTGCCGCCGGCAGCCATCTTGAGGACGGCCAGCAGGCGGCGTTCGGTGGGGGTCTTGTGGTCGGCCAGTTGGTCGAACACCACCGGGTCGGCGCTGAGCTTGGTGACCTCATAGCCCCGGAAGTTGTTGGCGTTGTCACCTTCCGGCATCTGGCCGGTGTAGACGGAGCAGTATTTGTTGCCATCGACGTTAACGAGACGGCAGCCGAGCAGGGTTGTAGGGATTTCGAATTGCATGGTTAGTTACCTTTGTGGGTGGTTAGCAGGTCGTGTTGGGCGTTTAGGCCCGTTTGGGTATGGGTACTGCGTTGGAAACTGGGTGCCTTCTTCTGGAGCTTCTTTTCGGTCTGCTCACAGAGGGTTTTGGCTTTGGCTTCAGTGTCGGCGAAGCCCACGAAGCACCACGCTTTGGCATACAGGTGGGCGGGCTTCTCGAAGGGCAGCCAGGTGCGTTCAGAAACGAAAAGTCCGGGGCGCAGTTCGCGGACTCGGTACAGGCCGCAGGTGCTGTAGCTGCGTTTGGCTATGCGGCGAAAGATAAGCTTGGCGGTAGTAGCGTTCATTGCTGGCCACCTCCCGTGTGCTGGCTTGCGGTTTGGGGGGCTGCTGGGTCAGCAGGAGCGAGAGCAGAAGCGCCAGCAATAACGTGACTTTTTGCTGTTCCATGGGCTGAACCTGTGTTGTTCATGGCACGGGAAAGGGGGTCAGGGGCTGCGAGGCTGGTACGCGCGCCGAAACGGGCGAGGAAGCGTGCTGAGGCGGTTGCGGGGTGTTGTGCCTCAGGGGTGCGCCGGGGGCGCGGTGTCGCCCGGGAAATGGGGGTTCCCGTAGCGACGCTTTCCCGCGGGCTGTTATCGCCTGTGGCGATGGGGGTCTGGGGGCTTCCTGCCAGGCGGGGCATGGTTACACCTCGCCTTCAGTGTTTGAACGGGTTGAAAGTGAGCATGGGCAAGGCTCGACATGGCCCAACCAAACACGGTCTACATAAACGAGAATATCGCGACCGATAGCAAAGAAGCCGTAACCTGCCAGCAGGCATAACCAATTGAAAAGTGGCTCTGTGGCTTCGATGAGCTCCAACAGATCTGGATAAGTCACGCACTCAATCATGGCTATGCCCTCTCAACGACCAGGCCGAAAAGGACGTTGCACAGACATACGTTCAGAGCGGAGGACTCTGATTTTGTTGTCACGTCGGCTGCAGAGAGGCCTTCGAGGAAGCCGCAGGCGCGTACGTAGTGCTCGTGACGGTCCATGCCTTTAGCGGCGGACAGTTGGTCCAGTATCTCGGCAAGACGCGGGTAACGCTGGGATAGGTCCTTGAGTGGGTTCATGGCTACACCTCATCTTCTTTCAGTTGGTCGATCAGAGCGGCCACGTTCACCATGCGGTGTTTGCCGAACTTGATCGTGGGTAGGTAGCCACGTTCTATCCAGCCCTGGACGACGCCTTGCTCTGCGCGGCACCAGTCAGCGAATTCGCGCCACGGCATGACCGGGGGCCAGTCCGGACGAGAGGTGATTGATTCTTGTAGTTCCGCTACCATCGGCTTTGTTCCACTATGTTCAAGATAAACGTGGTATGAAGTTATTGTGTATTATGTACATGTACTTAGTACATACTCATTAATGCAGAAGTGTACTAGGTACACAAATGAAGTTTTCCTATGGAATCTGCGATTGTTGATAGAGCAAGGCAATTACTGGAAAGCGTCAGCCTTAAAGAACTGGCAGATGCTGGAAACAGCGATTACACCAGGTGGCAAAACATTAAGCGGGGTAGAGCGCGCTTTGCTGCCGAGGAAATTGAAATACTTGGACGCGTATTCCCTCGATACAGATGGTGGCTTGTAACAGGTGAGGTAATGCCGGAGGTTGGTCAAGTGAGCCCAGAGTATGATCTTGCAAACGGAAATTTAAGCAAACCGGGGCTGGGGTAAGACTTACAAAGATCGCCGCAGAGCGATGGTTTAAAATCCAAGATTCATGAGAAAGAATGTGAGACTGAAATGAGTATAGGTTCTCTTTTTGGAACAGATTCGCCCTTTGATAGGGCAATATCGCCAGCAGAGGAAATGGCGGCTTATGAGGCTCTTTGGATAAGGGATGGAGCAACCTTTAAGCGTATTGCCGACAAATTCCGTCAACACCCTGACTTCCTGCCTTCAGATTTTGTTAGCGAAAAAGAACTAGAGACAGCCAAGTCATTTTTAAATGAAGCTGTTTTATCACAGCCTAACGGTTTAAATCTTGGCATAAGAATTAATGGTAGTTTTGAGTACCCACAAAAACTTAGAGATGCTAAAAATCCGATAGAAGTCTTTTATTTCTGCGGAAACTGGGACTTGGTTTTTTCGAAAGCGATTGCAATTGTAGGTGCGAGAAAGGTTTCGGAAGATGGAGTAAGAAGGACTAAAAAATTAGCCAAAATGCTAGTAGCAGAGGGCTATACTGTTGTTTCAGGGCTGGCTGAAGGGGTTGATACGGCAGCACATACTGCAGCGATAGAAAGCGGCGGGAACACTATCGCAGTTATAGGCACCCCTCTCAATCATATCTACCCTAGAAAAAACAAAGATTTACAGGATTTAATTTCAAAAGAACACTTATTAATTAGTCAAGTTCCATTTCTTAAGTACAAACAACAAGACTATAGGGCGAATAGAAATTTCTTCCCAGAAAGAAACGTCACGATGTCTGCGTTAACAGAAGCAACTATAATTGTAGAGGCATCTGATACTTCAGGAACACTTTATCAAGCAAGAGCAGCTCTCGCCCAAGGCCGAAAACTTTTCATTTTAGAAAGCTGCTTTAACAATAAAAAAATTACTTGGCCTGAGCGCTTTGAAAAAAAAGGCGCTCACAGAGTAAAAACATTTGAGGATATCAAGAGGGCGCTTAAAATATGACATGGCGCCTAACTCAAATTGATAGCAGCAACAGAGGCGATCATTATTTATTAACTGATGACGACGAATGTTATTTTTTTGGTGAATACACAGCCCAAAAAGGTGCATCTCACAGCGAATCGAATCAGTTGATTTATAATTTTAAGAAGTGCGTGTCGCGAAAGGGAAAACCTGAATACAAATACAAAGACGTGGCTATATCTCAGGCCGCCAACCTATTGAGAAGTCCTGGGTTCGATCTTGACCAATGCACGTTTGTTCCTGTACCGCCTTCGAAG